GGTGGACAAATTCCTACAATTGTACCCACTATATTTCGTCTTGACTTTTCTAATGAAACTATAAGTAATCCTGGAAATGGTTTACCAATCGCAACTAGCAGCGCCGCAGCAGTTTCCGGTGGAACATCAGTTGCTCGTGGAAAAGGATATAAGACTTATGGATATATTAGCACCATTACAGCATACATGAGACTTGATTTTACAACTGAAACTGCGGCAGATACTTCAGCATCTAGTCCTGGAAGTATTCAGTCTGGTGCAGGAGTAATTTCTAATAATAATTATGGTTACTTTGCCGGTAAAATTCCGGTGAGCACAGATGCAGAAAAACTTGATTTCTCAAGTGAATCTCTTATTAGTATGGGAGAATTTCTACCAGTTGCAATGAACTATATCTCATCAAATATTAAAAATAGTAATTATGGATACCAAGTTGGGGGGTTTTATCCGCCAAGTCTAGAATACAGTAGTGTACGTAGACTGGAATTTTCCTCAGAAGTTTTTTCTGATATTCCGACTGTTATGCCAGAAAAAGGTAGATATCGTCAAAATTTTTCTACCCAATCATATGGTTATACTATGGGTGGATATTATTATGATGCTCCAGGAGATGATTGGTTTAGTACCATATCAAGACTTGATTTTATAAGTGAAACTGTTTCCATAATTGGTTCAATAGGTCCTGCAACATGTGATGGTCGTGCAGCAGTGCAAAATAATTTAAATGGATATGTATGTGGTGGTAGTTTTCCATATATTAACACAGTATATAAAATGGAATTTGCTACAGAAAATGTTAGCACACCAGGAAATAATTTACCAATTACTGTTAGTGCTGCAAATGCATTACCGGATATGCACTATGGATATATTTGTGGTGGAAACACTCCAACTTCAACTTCGAATATATTTAGATTAGATTTTTCTACTGAGTCTGTTAGTGATACAACTAACAACTTACCCGCAGCAACGAATTTCTCCAATATAGGTACTCCGAATTAAATTATGAAACAATTTTATTTTATGTCTGGTCTTCCAAGATCAGGTTCGACTTTATTAACGGCACTACTTAATCAGAATCCAGAGATACATGCATCCACTAACTCACCGTTGTTGGATACAATACATTATACGGAAGAGTATCTACTAAAAGACTCAGAGCAATATAAGGCACACCCAAACCCAGAAGGAGCACATAAAGTCCTATCGTCTATTCCAGAGAATTATTACTGTAACACCCCACAGAATATTATTGTAGATAAGTCAAGAGGGTGGGTAAATCAGATAGAACATATACAAGATTATATCACAAAGGAACCAAAGATCATCTGCCCCGTCAGAGATATTCATGATATTATAACTTCATTTTTATATTTGATTCAAAAGTCAAGTACAAGATCTTTTGTTGATGAGCGTTTGATTGGGAACGGAATTACTGTATCAAATGATAATCGTGCTGACTATCTAATGTCATCCCGAGGTAGTATTGGATTATGTTATCATGCACTCTCAGAAGCATTTAGAAAAGGATATGATAAGTATCTTTTATTGGTTGACTATGATGATCTGGTAAGAGATCCTCAACAACAACTTAACAGAATCTATGATTTTTTAGAACTACCAAGATTCATTCATAGTTTTGATAAAGTAAAACCAAAGCAAGAGGAGAATGATAATGTCTATGGTTTAGAGAATATGCACACGGTTAGAAGTAGTGTTGAAAAGATACACCGAGACAATACAAAGTTCTTGAGTGAGTATGTTTTGAATAAATACAAACACATGGAGTTCTGGAAAAAGAGAACTCAGAGTTATTCTATTTTTGGTCTCTGATGGCAGTATTTTCTCTTCAGGAAGTCAGGAAACTTCAGGTTCAGAATGTAAATGATGGGAATTTTGCCAGTTGGCCAGAAAGTGGGGCTTATGGTTACTTTGGTGGTGGATATAGTGCTTTTTCTCGTTCAACAATAGATCGTGTTGATTTCTCCAATGAAACTATATCATTAACGGGAAATAATTTAATAACTGCATCATATCTTCTAGCAGGAACCTCAAATAATTCTTATGGTTACTTTGGTGGTGGATATAGTACTCCACCAGCTACTCATTATTCAAAAGTAGAACGTATTGATTTCTCCAGTGAAACTATATCATTACCAGGTAATAATCTACCTGCAGTAAGGCATAGTTTAGCAGCAGTATCATCCACTTCTTATGGGTACTTTGGTGGTGGTATATCGAATCCAGTCACTCCAACTACTGTAGCAACAGTAGACCGCATTGATTTCTCCAATGAAACTATATCAGCACCAGGTAATAACTTACCTGCAGCAAGATCTCGTTTATCAGCAGTATCATCCACTTCTTATGGATACTTTGGTGGTGGTTATACACCACCTTATGTTGCAACAATAGACCGTATTGATTTTACTACTGAAACTACATCAGCACCAGGTAATAACTTACCTGCAGCAAGAGATATGATGGGGGCAACTTCAAGTAGTTCTTATGGTTATTTTACTGGTGGAGGTCCTGGACCTGAACCATACTCATCAACATTAAACCGTATTGATTTCTCTAATGAAAGCATAGATTCAGCAATACCAACATTCCCTCCCCAGGCAAGAGAACGTTTAGCAGCAACTTCAAGTAGTTCTTATGGTTACTTTGGTGGTGGATTTCAAGTGGGACCTCGTAGTAATATTACTTTTGCTACCATGAACCGTCTCGATTTCTCCACTGAAACATTTTCACCATTTCCAGCAGTATACTATAGTTTATCTGTAGCAAGACATAGTTTAGCAGCACTCTCCGGTGGAGCATCATCTACTCGTGCAAATTATAATTCTTATGGATATTATGCTGGCGGCGCAGGTCCAGCTGGACCACCTTATGTAATTGCAACAGTAGACCGTATTGATTTCTCCAATGATGCTACATCAACACCAGGTAATAACTTACCTGTAGTAAGAAGTGAATCAGCAGCAGTATCAACCACTTCTTATGGTTACTTTTCTGGTGGAGATAGAGATTTATCAAATGTGACTTCAACAACAGTCCGTATTAATTTCAATAGTGAGACTTTTACAGCATTACCAGGTAGTAGTCTATCTGCAGCAAGAAACGGATTGGCAGCAGTCTCAAATAGTTCTTATGGTTTCTTTGCTGGTGGCGGCAGTTGGAGTGGTGGTACTCGAACTAGAACGTCAATAGTAGAACGTATTGATTTCTCCAATGAAACCGTGTCAACACCAGATAATGTTATATCACAAGAAAGAGATTATTTATCAGCAGTATCATCTACTTCTTATGGATATTTTGGTGGTGGTTATACACCACCACCATCGGCTGTCTCGTCGGTAGCAACAGTAGACCGCATTGATTTATCCAATGAAACTATATCAGCACCAGGTAATAACTTACCTGAAGCAAAAGCATGGAGCAGTGGACTCTCAAATAATTCTTATGGTTACTTTGGTGGTGGTAGTATTCCTTTTACTTCAAGAGTATATCGCATAGAGTTCTCTAATGAAACCTGGTCATTACCGGGTAATAATCTATCTGGAACAAGAAGAGGAGCAGCAGCAACCGCATCTGATTATCATGGTTACTTTGGTGGCGGAGTAGAATCGGGTGATGTTAGTACCGTTGACCGTTTAGATTTCTCCAATGAAACTTTGTCAACACCAAGCAATAAATTATCTGAAGAAAGAGATGCTATAATAGCAGTCACCAACTAACACTAAATAAATCACATATAAAATTTCAGTATGAATGATATTCTTGCTAATGTTTTGATTCAACCTAAAGTTGTAACTGGTGATGGATTGAAACTTTTAACTGACCATATGAGAACTGCCCATAAAGAACCAATGGGAGTTTTTGATGCAGAGAAAAGTGACGAAACCAGAGAAAGACATTCCAAAATTGATAAGAATGTAAGGAATGTTGAGTGTGCAGATTTTGGAAATATTCTTCCTCAGATTGAAGAATTGATGAAAAATATTGTTGAACATGTCATCAATCCATTTTATGGATTTAAGATTAGGGATTGTGAACCACCACAACTTCTTTGTTATTCTCCTGGCGGTCACTATAAACCTCATAATGATGGAGAAGGTCTGTGGACGAATCCAGACGGAACTAAGTTATGGAAGAAGACAATTGATAGAGATTTGTCAATGGTTCTTTTCTTGAATGATGATTTTGAAGGTGGATACTTTTCATTCCCCGATTTAAGAATCAAGATTAAACCAGAACCAGGTTTGCTTGTGTGCTTCCCATCATCAAGGTGGTATACACATACTGTCGAACCAGTTACTTCTGGCAATCGTTATGCAATGGTGACTTGGATGAGAGTTCAGGGATTTAAGACAAAAGAAGAGGTTGATAAAGAAATTGCCGATAAATATGGTATAGAAGTTTATTAGGAATATGACTCAATTACTTAAGCATTACTATCTAAATCGTGATAATGGGCAATGGGCAACTAATACTCGGTTTGGATTGATGATGCCTAAAATTGAGCACCTTGATGTTCAGTATAGGTTAGAAGATGAAAATGATATTCCCTTTATGCTGTCTCATGTTCCAGACATAACAGAGCACAATGTTACTGTAGGTTCTGATGATCTAACTGTCTATCAAAACAATTCAAACATTGCAATCACCAGCACAACGGAAAGGCAAGAGGATCAACGGATATTTGATCCTGAAAATCCTGGTGCAGAACCAACTACACAAACAGTTACGGTATATGATCTAACATATACTCAACCTTATGTGGTTACAGAGTCTGTTGGATTAACAACCTTATCTCAGGCACAATGGGATTCAGAGATCTCTGCATATGATACCAGACAACAGAATAAAAGATATGATGTTCTCAGAACCAATCGTGATAAGATGCTTGAGCACACTGATTGGATGGTAATCAAGGCAAAAGAAACTGGAACTAACTTAACAACCGCATTCAAAACTTGGAGACAGGAACTTAGAGAACTTCCAAATAGTGTAGGATTTCCAACTGCTTATCCTACCCTTCCAAGTTCTCTAGAAAGTGATTCTCAATTACAAGAACTCACAAGTAACTTTAATGAGGTAAGATCTATTATGATGATTAATGATCCTCTACCACCACTTCCAGAACCTGAATTACCTGGTGAGTAAATCAAAGC